ATACAAATGATTCAAGTACTACTGCACTATTACATTTTAATGAATCAACTGGATCAACATCATTTGTTGATGACATCGGTGGATATTCTTCAGGCAATCAATTTGTTATTCGTGGAACTGAGTTGGGCGGAGCAACCCCAGCTAATGATTTAACAATCACTGTCTTAACAGTAACCGCTGACAGGAAAATAGCCACTATTTCTGGCGCTGGCACGGCACTAGATGACGACATTTATACTACATTAGCTGGAACACTATTGACTGGAAACGGAAGTGGATTAACTCTTAATGTGAGTACTTCGGGAACAGTTTATTCAAACGTGACAACAAATGTCACTGGATCTGGATATGTTGTTGGCGACAGAGTCAAAGTTGTTGGAACATTGCTTGGTGGCGCGGCCCCAGCAAATGACATAACAGTACAAATTGTGACCGTAGATGGCACTGGCGCTGTTGGTATTTTTACAGTATTGTCAGGAATTGCGAACGCAAGTTCAGCATCTTATAGCGCACTGGCATCAACTAACACAGTAACAAAAGGATCTGGTTTAACAGTAACTATTGGTAAAGCAGGCGGGTCTTATACATTTAATGCAGTAGAAAGTGGCGGTGACAATTATGTTGTTGGAAATAGATTAAAAGTATTAGGTAATGTTTTAGCTGGAGCCGTTGTAACTCACGATTTAATATTAACAGTTACAGAAATTGACACAAGCGGATCAGTAGTTGATGCCACAGTTTCTGGTACAAGCGCAGGCGGGCAATCAATAGATTTTTATTCAACAGTCATTATTTCAGAACCAACAACAGCAGTATTAACTACGATAACACCAGTAACATTTGCAGCTATTGCAGTAATTCAAGTTACGTTCCTTTCTAATCACGGACTAGTTCCGGGTGCTGGAATTTTAGTTAATATTACTTCAGCAGCCTTAAATCAAAACTTAGCTGCTGGACCGTTCTTCGTTGAACAAGTACCATCTCCAACTGTTATTAGATATACTGCAAGAGCTCAAGGCGCTATTAACGTTGGCGGTTTCACTGGCATTATATACACAAGATCAGATACGTTCTTCTCTCACAGACCATATGACGGCGGTGTTCAATTAGGAACTGGGGGACCGCAGCACGGTGCCCAAGCAGTTCGTATGAGTAAAAACTATATTCGTTATCAGTCTGGTAAGGGCCTAATGTATACTACTGGTGCATTATTTGCTCCTAGTTATGACCTATTATTAGCAACTTCAACAGGATTGAATGTTGGAAGTATTATTACATTCACCACTGACGACGTTGATCACGGATTACAAGTAGGCGCTGATGTTAAAATTATTGGTGTTGAAACTAGCGGATATAACAACGAGTATGTTGTATCTTCTGTTGTAAGCGAACGTATATTTACAGTTGTTGCAACTCAACAACTAGGCGCAACCACAGCAACGCTGACAAGTCAAGCACAAATTTCATTGTATAGATGGAGTGGTGCAACTGTACGTGCTGGATGTTTTGACGATCAAAACGGTATGTTCTGGCAATATAACGGACAACGATTGGCCGTTACTGTAAGATCATCAACATTCCAACTTGCTGGTAGTGTAACAGCAACACCAAACAGTAATGCGTTGACCGGCACCAACACTAGATTTAGAGATCAGTTAAAAGCTGGTGACAGAATTGTTATTAAAGGTATGACACATACAGTAACCAGTGTGCCAAGTCAAACATCACTGTTTATGAATCCTGACTATCGCGGAGCAAGCGTTGGTAGTAAAATAAAATTGTGTCGTGTACAAGATAGATTCTTTTATCAAGAAGATTGGAACAGAGATGCAGCAGACGGATCAGGACCAAGCGGATACAACATTGATATTACAAAAATGCAGATGATTGGTATTCAATATACTTGGTACGGTGCTGGTTTTATTGACTACATGCTACGTGGACGTGAAGGTAATTTCTTATTCGTTCATAGAGTACGTAACAACAACGTTAACACAGAAGCATTTATGAGATCTGCTAACTTGCCAGTGCGTTACGAAGTGGTTAACGACGGGGCATTAGCAATGTTAACAGCTGATATGACTACCACATCAACATCAATTCCGTTAGATGACACAACAGACTTCCCCAATACTGGAACTGTGTATATTGATAATGAAATGATATCGTATACATCTAAGACATCTACATCATTAGGTGGTCTAACTCGATCAGCTCCGTTAAGTAATTTTTCAGCAGGCGCCACTAGAACTTACACAGCCGGTGATGCTGCCGCCCACTCAATTAGAACTGGTGTTATATTCATAAGCAATAAAACAAGTCCAGTTATTAGTCACTGGGGTAGTGCTTACTTAACAGACGGTGGATTTGACACTGACCGTGGTTATTTGTTTAACTATCAAGCTACATCGTTTATTGCAAGTACAACTCGTAGAACAGCTTTCTTAATTCGACTAGCACCAAGCGTATCAAACGCTATTGTTGGAGATTTAGGAGATAGAGAATTAATTAACAGAGCGCAGTTGCTACTACAAGGTATTGAAATTACTGCGGGTACTGGTAGTGCGTCGGGTATTGTTATTGAAGGCATTCTAAACCCAAGTAATTACCCAATACTGCCAACAGACATTGATTGGCGCTCACTACAAAACCCGTCAGCTGGTGGTCAGCCTTCCTTTGCACAAGTTGCACTTGGTAATTCAGTAACATGGAACAACACATTTACAGTATCCTTTAGTGCTCTAACGCAACGTCAAGCATTTAACTTCCTATATTTTGCTGACTTTGTAGCAACTGATGTTGCCAACGTTAGACCTGGTATGGTAGTATCATCGCCAACAACTGCAATTCAAGCAGTTATCCCAGGTGGTACAACTGTATCATTTATTGGAGGCATATTTAACGTTAGTGGAGTTAATTATCGAACAGTGTTCTTTAACAGATCATTCACTGGTGCTATGCCACTAGGCGCAAATATTACATTCTCGTCTATTGCGAATTATGCATATCCAGGAGAACAAATTTTCTCATTCGTTGGTTTGCCTAATAACCAAACAGCACTAAACTTAGGGCAGTTGAAGGAAATTACTAATACTGCAATTGGTGGTAGAGGTGTATATCCAAATGGACCAGACGTATTGGCCATTAACTGTTTCTTGACTGGTGGTAATGAACAAGAAGTTTCGATTGTGTTACGTTGGTCAGAAGCTCAAGCGTAATACGCAACCACAAAAAAACGCTGCTTAGGCAGCGTTTTTTAATGAGTAAAATTTACATTAAATCAATAACATCAAAAACAGTCTGTAGTTTGGTACGCATGGTTTTGTTGCCAAAACTACTGCGCAATGCTTGATGCAAGGGTTTGGGAGATCCATCAATGGAACTCCAACACCACCCTTCGTGTTCATCACTTAATGTTGGTATGAATTCTTCTTCTACTACGCACAGATACGTGTGAAAATTAAAGACACTGTCATTACTAACAAATGTTTCTAACGGCATTGTTTTAATTATAGCGGGTGGATTGCCAATTTCTTCTTGTATTTCACGTTGGAGACCTTGCCAAGCACTTTCACCTTGGTCGTTTGTACCGCCAACCAAGCCCCATGTACCTGCATGTTTACCATGGGATTTTTGTAGTAATAAAATTCTACCTGTTTGCTTGGCATAAAATACTGCCCCGCTACAGACAATTTTATCTTTTATAGTTCTAGTCTCCATGTACCCCTCGCATATTCGCCTTCGAAGCTCTTGCCCCACTGGACTCCGTTCCATTTGTATTGAACGTTAGTATATATGTTAGTTAGGTATATGATCTGGTCATTTGTGGCACCAGCATCCATTACTACACTCCACTTGTTGCCATCCCACTCAATGATGTCATTAGTGTTGGCAATGAAATCGCTGCCGTCATCATTCTTCCAAGCATCAGGTCCGTCTTCATTTAAGTATAGTTCGTATGTGATTACATCATCAATGGCAACTGTTGTGTCCAAACGTAATACTAACATGTCAGCAATATTAGATCCAGTTGCACTGACTTCTAATCCATTTACAAATACTTTGAAATCAGTAATTTTATCATACTCTGTGTTAGTGTCCAATCTGTTACTACGATTTTCAGCAATCAATGTTTCTCTGATTCCGCCACCAATGTTGTTAATAATTAAGTATCGTGTACCAACTGAAGGTACATCTAATCCAGCACCTGGTCCACTCTTTTCTGGATCAACAATCGCATCAAATGTTCCTGGACTGCTGGGCCTACTAGTTGACGCGATATCAGTGTTGGTTGGAAAAGTGTCTGGATCCCAACTAACAGTTAATATAGTTTCATCAAGCGGATTAAGCGCAGTAGTGCCGCTAACTTCAGTGGCGTTTTCTTGTATTAAGAACAATCTACTTACTCCTGGTCTAAATTGTCCAGGATATGGATCTAAAATAGTTCTCCAGTTTATACTGTTACCCATTTTAACACTAACATACAGCGAATTATTATTAGCATGAGTAACATTCTCGCTTGGATCTAAAATCCTAGCATTACCGCCGTGTACAGTTATGCCAAAGTTTTCAATACTGGTTTTTGCTTTGTCTAATATGTCGCTAAAGTTTGGACCTGCCTCAACAGTATCTACACCCAAACCATCAATATAACCATTACCGGCAGAAATTCCGCCTTTATAAACACCCATTACAATATTGGTAACAACGCCAAGTGTTTTAACTTTACTTGGTGGACTGATCCATATTGGCATGTCAAATGTTAATGAAGCAACATCAATATTACTTTCTGCACCAACTGGTACTTGTCTACTGCTAAATGTCATATTAGTCAAATTGACCACGCTTAAACTGGTCCAGTCTAAGTAATTGTCAGTTGTTTGTATTTCCAAACTAGGATTAAACAACATCATAATTTGTTCTAATATCTGCAACTTTTGTTCAGTACTTGTACTCCAAATATCTGCTTTAACTGTTAGTTTATATGGTGTTGGCATTAAACGTTCTACAGTGTAGTTTTTACCCTGTGTGCTAGTATACGCACCGTCTTCAACGTCTCTTTCGCGAATGTGTACCTTGCCCACGTGAGTAGCATCTGCCAATCTTTCTCGGTCCATTTGTAAATCAGTAATATAAACAGCAATACGCGGAGCACTGTTAATCTTATTTTCACTGTTTTGACGATTAATGTTGGCAACTTGTCTATCGCTATCACCGTACATAACGGGCACTTGTTTAAGTGTGCCGTCACCATATTTTACTACAAAGTTGCTTAACAAACGAATTGTTTGTAACAAATAACGTCTTATCTGACCATCATAGAAAAATTGCATTATAAATCTGCCTTAGGTTTTAGAGCTTTACTCAATGCTTGACGCTCTACAATAACTTCACCACCAATTTCTGCACTAGCAGTATTATTGATGAAACTAGTTTTAAGTGTTTGTTTAGTATCAGTGTTTGACATAGTCATACGTACTGCATCTTCAGTTTTTACCCAACGTGTTCCATCATACCTAAACAATCTATTAGGCATGAAGTCAGTACGCAAGTAGTAATCATTTAAATGTGCGCTTGCTGGGAAATTTATCCCATGACCAAAATCAACACCGTTAGGAGGAACACCGTCGCCTAATAAGTATCCAACATATCCACTACGTACAGCACGTCCATGTATAGCACTAGCATCTGTTCCGCCATCTGCGTTGCCAATAAAACTTGCATCGATAGCGGTTTGATCCGCAGTTTGTAACACTGGCTTACCAGTGTTTGGATCAACGGCAAGAGTAAAGAATTGTTGTGTTTGATAACCACTTAACGGAGCATCTGCTTCAGCTTGTGCTAACAATGCATTATTAATTTCAATTTCTTTAGCATTGGTACTTAAAATATCTCTCAATGTTTGAGAAGATGGATCTCCGTTTGCGTCTGTTGCTGGCTTATCTAATATGTCAGCAAATTGTTGAGCATCTACTATCTTTTTAAGTTTAACTCTGTACAAATGCGGGTACCAAGTAATACTAAATCCTTCACTGGCACGACTTACATCTTCAATGACAAAGTAGCGAGGTAGAGAAAGTGTATAATCATTAAGTGCAAAATCATCACGCAAGTGCGGTAATTCCAACACATCACCACTGATTGGTTTACGACCCACAGTTGAAATCCAGTCATTGATATGAACAGTCATAAAAACTGTATCGTTATCTATAAACAATCCAAACTGGCTTAAATTAAAATCTAAATTCTGTACATTATAAATGCCTCGAACTTTATAAATGCTAGGGTCATATTTTCTATCTCTATTTTCCAGTAATAAAAGATCCTGAATATTAGTCTCTTTTAGTGCATCGTAATGTGGCTCAGCAGCAGTAGCGTTTTCTTCGCTGGTGTTGACACCTATGTATTTGTGGAGGTATAAATCCGTACCACCAATTTGGAACATTTCCCCAATTTGGCGATCTATGAACTTATAATCGTTCCCTTTCTCTGGTTTATATAAACTTAGTCTTGGCATAGTAGTATATTTATCGGCAGCTAAATATACACGGAGATCTAATAATGTCAAATCCAAGTGCAAATTTAGCTGAAAGAGAAAAAGTTTATGATTACGTCCGTACCATGTTGGGCGACGGAATGGTGGATGTTGAGCTTGATCCCAAGCACTACGAAACCGCGTTAAACCGTGCTCTAGCACGATATCGTCAGCGAAGTAGCGGTGCCGTAGAAGAATCGTATTATTTCTTAGAGCTAGCGCAAGATGTTAATGATTATAGACTGCCAGACGAAATTATAGAAGTTCGTAGTATTTTCCGTAGAACAATTGGCAGTAGAACCGCAGGCGGCAGCGGTGGTACACAGTTTGAACCATTCAATTTAGCCTACACAAATACCTACTTGTTAAACAGTACAATGTTAGGAGGTATTGCAACATACGATATGTTTGCTCAATATCAAGAAATGGTAGGTCG